TGAGGCGTATTGATCGCATTCTTGGTGAGAAGTTAATGAAACGACTTTCACCTTGGGGTTTGGTAACTGAACGTGAGACTATTGTAATGGGTCGTAAACAGATCTCTTATGATGTTGGGGGTATTACGCAACTTGATTATCTAAACCTGTATAAGAAGTTCACTTATAAGGCACAAGAGTCTTATCGGTTGGATTACATTGCGAGTGTAGAACTCAATCAAAAGAAACTTGATCACTCTGAGTTTGATACTTTTAAAGATTTCTATACAAAGGGGTGGCAGAAGTTTGTAGAATACAATATAATTGACGTGGAACTTGTTGACCGTATGGAAGACAAGATGAAATTGATTGAACTCGCAATCACTATGGCATATGATGCTAAGGTGAATTATAATGATGTGTTTTATCAAGTTCGTATGTGGGATGCGATCATTTACAATTATCTCAAAAAGAGAAACATTGTAATTCCACCCAAAGAACGTTCAGACAAGGATGCTAAGTATGCAGGTGCGTATGTTAAGGAACCGATTCCGGGAAAGTATGATTGGGTTGTGTCTTTTGACCTTAACTCTCTCTACCCTCACCTTATTATGCAGTACAACATCTCCCCGGAGACACTCAGAGAGACCAGGCACCCATCAGTTACCGTTGATAAGATACTTAATCAGGAACTGACCTTTGAACTGTATAAGGACAGTGCAGTGTGTGCTAATGGTGCCATGTATCGTAAAGATGTCCGTGGGTTTCTACCTGAACTGATGGAGAAGATTTATAAGGATCGCACCATCTACAAGAAGAAGATGCTTATTGCAAAACAAGATTATGAAAAAACTCCGACTAAGGCATTGGAAAAGGAGATTGCACGATGCAATAACATTCAGATGGCTCGCAAGATTCAACTCAACTCTGCATATGGTGCTATCGGTAATCAATATTTCCGTTACTACAAACTGGTCAATGCGGAAGCGATTACGCTTTCTGGTCAAGTCTCTATCCGTTGGATTGAGAATAAGATGAACGGATTTCTAAATAAGATTTTGCAAACCGAAGAAGTCGATTATGTTATCGCATCTGACACTGATTCAATCTATCTTAATATGGGACCTCTTGTTGATAAATTTCTTAGTCATAAGTCTGACGATAAAACAAAAGTTGTTCAGTTACTTGATAAGATCTGCGAAGACAAGTTGGAACCGTTCATTGAACAATCTTATACGGAACTTGCGGATTACGTTTCGGCATATGAACAAAAGATGATTATGAAACGTGAGAATATATCAGAACGTGGTATTTGGACTGCAAAGAAAAGATATATTCTCAACGTATGGAACAGTGAAGGGGTTCAGTATTCTGAACCTAAACTTAAGATGATGGGTATTGAGGCAGTCAAATCATCCACTCCTGCACCGTGTAGAACGATGATTAAGGACGGTCTCAAACTCATGATGAGTGGTACTGAAGAAGAAGTAATTGACTTTATTGATAAATGTCGTAAAGAGTTTAAGGCACTTCCTCCAGAACAAATTGCGTTTCCTCGTTCAGTATCGGATGTTGTGAAGTATAGATCTTATTCTGATATCTATTCCAAGGGAACGCCTATTCATTGTCGTGGAGCACTATTGTTCAATCATTATATTAAGGAGAAGAAACTTGATAATAAATACTCACTTATTAATAACGGTGAGAAAATCAAGTTCATTTATCTGAAGAAACCAAATATTATTCAGGAGAATGTCATCTCATTTATTCAAGACTTTCCACATGAACTCGGTCTTGACAAATACATAGATTATGAACTACAATTTGAAAAGAGTTTTTTAGACCCACTCAAATCTATTCTTGATGCGATTGGGTGGAATGTGGAGAAAACAGTAAACCTTGACTTATTTTTTGTATAATGGATTTTTTAAAAGACATAGTAAAGGAAATCGGAGATGACTTTACCAAACTGGCAGCAGATATTGACGAAACTGAAACATACGTTGACACGGGTTCTTACATTTTTAATTCACTGGTCTCAGGTAGCATATTTGGTGGTGTTTCTGGGAATAAGATTACTGCCATTGCTGGTGAGTCTTCTACTGGCAAGACTTTCTTTTCTCTCGCTGTCGTCAAAAACTTTCTTGATTCTAATCCTGACGGATATTGCCTTTATTTTGACACCGAGGCAGCAGTTAATAAATCTCTTCTCGAAAGCAGAGGAATTGATCTCAAACGTCTTGTCGTGGTCAATGTAGTGACTGTTGAAGAGTTCCGTAGTAAGGCACTCAAGGCAGTGGATATGTATCAAAAAGCACCTGAGGAAGAACGCAAACCCTGCATGTTTGTGCTAGACTCTTTAGGAATGCTTTCGACTGAGAAAGAGATTACTGATGCACTCAACGAAAAACTTGTTCGTGATATGACAAAATCACAACTGATCAAGGGTGCCTTCAGAATGTTGACACTCAAGTTAGGGCAGGCTAAAATTCCAATGATCGTTACCAACCACACTTATGATGTTATCGGCTCTTATGTTCCTACTAAAGAGATGGGAGGTGGTAGTGGTCTTAAGTATGCTGCCAGTACCATTATTCATCTCAGCAAGAAGAAAGAAAAAGATGGAACAGAAGTCATTGGAAATCTTATCAAGGCAAAGACTGCTAAGTCACGTTTAAGCAAGGAGAACAAGGATGTTACGATACGTCTTTATTACGATGAGCGTGGTCTTGATAGGTATTATGGTTTACTTGAGTTAGGTGAACTTGCCGGAATGTGGAAGAACGTTGCCGGTCGTTATGAAATGGATGGTAAAAAAGTATATGCCAAGGCAATTCTAAAAGACCCAGAAGTTTATTTTACAGAAGAAGTAATGCAGCAACTTGATGCTGCCGCGAAGAAGATTTTCTCTTATGGTTAAACTTTCTGATTTAATTCACATTCATGAAAATTCTTTAGAAGAAAATATTTGTGATGAATTGGTTTCTTTTTTTGAATTAAATTCCGATGAGCATGAAATTTTGGATAATAATGGAACTCCAAATTTCACTCAACTTAATATAACTAAAAATAGATCTAAAATTGAGAAGGCACATGATCATATTATAAAAAAAGTTTTTAAATATAGAGACAAATACTATAACTATGTTCATAAAAATGTTTTTCCTGAATCACATGCATTTGAAGAATTTAGAATAAAAAGGTATAATACTGGAGGAAATGATCGTTTTGATACTCATGTTGATGTTAAAGAATATCCTACTGCTAGAAGATTTTTATCTTTCTTTTGGTATTTGAATGATGTCGAAGAGGGTGGAGAAACCGAATTTTCTGATTTAATTATTAAACCAAAAAAAGGAACACTAATTATTTTTCCTCCACTTTGGATGTTTCCTCATAAAGGAAATCCTCCAATAAGTGAATCAAAATATCTTTTAAGCACATATTTACACTACACATAATGGAACGGATTGAGACTACAATTCTCAGAAACTTAATATGTAACGAAAATTATTCTCGTAAAGTAATTCCATTTATAGAACCAACATATTTTGAGCAAAGAGGTGAAAAAGTAATCTTTGAGGAGATTACTCAGTTCATTGTGAAGTATGGTTCTGCAATTACAGCAGAAGCACTAAATATTGAGGTTGAGAATCGGACAGATCTAAACGAGAGTGAGATTAAGGAAACCAGAGACATCTGCAATTCGTTTACGGATCTTCCAGTAGATAATGAATGGTTATTAGACACTACCGAAAAGTGGTGTCGTGACCGTGCGATTTATCTTGCACTGATGGAATCGATTCACATTGCAGACGGAAATGATGAGAAGAAGAGTAGGGATGCGATTCCTTCTATTCTTTCTGATGCACTGGCAGTTTCTTTTGACAACAACATTGGACACGACTACTTAGAAAACTATCAAGAAAGATATGAGTACTATCACAGGAAGGAGGAGAAGGTTTCGTTTGATCTCGAATACCTTAATAAGATTACGAGCGGGGGTATATCTAATAAGACTCTTACTATCGCGCTTGCTGGTACTGGTGTCGGGAAGTCTTTATTCATGTGCCATGTTGCTAGCTCCGTGTTGCTCCAAGGGAAAAACGTACTCTACATTACAATGGAGATGGCAGAAGAGAAAATTGCTGAACGAATTGATGCGAACTTATTAGATGTTGCTATTCAGAACATTGTAGATTTGCCTAAGTCAACGTTTGAGAATAAAGTAACTAAGTTAGCAGCAAAAACACAAGGCACACTTATAATTAAAGAATATCCTACAGCATCTGCACATAGTGGACATTTTAAAGCACTTCTTAGTGAGCTTGCACTTAAGAAGTCATTTAGACCTGATATTATTTTCATTGATTACCTTAATATATGTGCTTCCTCCCGTTATAAGTCAGGGATGTCTGTCAATTCATATTCATATATTAAATCTATTGCAGAGGAGCTTAGAGGGTTGGCTGGCGAAGCCGAGGTCCCTATCGTATCTGCCACCCAGACCACTCGTTCTGGTTATGGTAGCTCTGATGTTGACCTTACTGACACTTCTGAGTCCTTTGGTCTCCCTGCTACTGCTGATCTTATGTTTGCCCTTATTAGCACTGAGGAACTTGAGCAGATTGGACAGATAATGGTGAAGCAATTAAAGAACAGATACAATGATACTGTAGTCAATAAGAGATTTGTGATTGGAATTGATCGTTCCAAGATGCGTCTTTATGATTGCGAACAGTCAGCACAAGATAATATACTTGACTCTGGACGGGAAGAAGAGTATAATAACGAGGATAGACCGAAGAAATCATTTGAGGGATTTAAATTTTCATGACCGTAAATACTGACGCATATCTTGAGTTTGTGAATGCCGTCACATCTCAACCCAGTCAAGATGCCGATGCCTTTGAGTATCGTATTCAAGAACTTCGTGGAGAAGGATTTGAAACACATCGACTTCTCACTGCCTCTGTTGGTATGTGTGCCGAAGCAGGTGAGTTTACTGAAGTTGTAAAGAAGATCGTCTTCCAAGGCAAACCAGTAAACGAAGAGAACCTATTTCATCTCAAACGTGAACTTGGTGATATTATGTGGTATGTTGCACAGGCATGTATGGGTCTCAATATTTCTCTTGATGATATCATTGAGATGAATGTTGATAAACTCAAGTCACGATATCCTGGTGGTGAGTTTGATGTCCATTATTCTGAAAATCGTGTTGAGGGAGACCTATGAGTCAAGATAAAAAAGTAACATTAGAACTATCTGTCTATCAGGCAGCAGCAGTTCGTCAGTCATTATTTACTGATATAAAAGGATATACTTATGATCCTACATGTTGTCCGCAACGTGTGATTGATATTCGTCAAGCAATTGTAAGTCTTGATAAACAAATTGAGGAAATTGTGAATGATAACGAAAGTAGTTGAATCTATTGCTAAGAATGAACTCTATATGGGTTACATCTTTGGTATTATGATCTTGGGTGGTTTCATCCGGGATTATTCTGCATTAGAAGATGTATATGCTTTAGCAAAGAAATACATCAAGGATAATCGTGTCCTTGTTATTATCACATCATTGTTGGGTGGTATTCTTCCTATTCCAGGACGTGTTGCTTTATCGGCACCACTTCTTGATGCAATTGCACCACCTGATAAACAACGTCGTTCTGATTTTGGTGTGATTGATTATCTATCTGTTCATCATTATTATTGGTGGTCTCCATTAGAGAAGACAGTTGTTCTTCCTATGGCAGTGATGGGAGTTTCTTATTCAACTTTTCTTGGATATACAATCATTCCACTTATTATTACTCTTACTTATACCTGGTGGTATATTTTCACAAAAGTTCCTGCCACTTCTGTTATTCCTAATTTAGAATATGTTAGAGAATTTAATTGGAGACGTGCCATTACTGGGTGGGCACCTCTAATTGCTACTGTTATCCTTTTATTGAATACCGGTAAGGGAGGAGCAATATTCTTCTTCCCTTGGTTCCTTGGAATGGCAATTTATTATTCTATTGTGTTTAAGGATTGGAAGTGGGGTAAGTGGTTAGATGGTAAGTTTGCTATCATTGCTACGATTGTCCTTGCCCTTGGTGGAGTTGTAGGATTGATTAAAGGTCCAGTCATGGACTATCTCCAAGCAGCAACTCCTGAAATGTTAGTTCCTGCATCTCTTGTTGCTATGGTTGCTGCCTACATTATGGGTTCATCTGGCAAGTATGCTGGCATGACTTCTGCACTTGTGGCAATCTTTGGACCTCAATATCTTGTCTGGTTTCTTTGCACCGAGTATTCTGGATACTTGATCTCACCCGCACATAAATGTTTGATGATCGGACAACAATACTTTGGAACACCAATCAGAAAATACTACAGCGTTCTTTCTAGATTGTGTGTTATACTAGTTGGATATGCGGCACTGGTTACATTCGTATTCTAATGTATACAATTCTCAACTATCTTATATCATTCTGGACGGTAGTTGTGATGAATTGTATACAACCTGTGAACTGGAAATATTGTTATCGAGTTGACCAATGGTTAATTCCAGATATTCAGGAAGGATGGAAACATTATACTGGTGAGATAGTTCCATATCAAAAAGAGAAGGACTATCTCAAAGGATTATAACTTCATAATAAATACTTAAAAAGTATTATGGCAACAATTGCTGAAACTTTATTAGCTCTTAATGAAATTCTTCAAGACTATGAAACTGAAGTAAAAAGTGCTGGACCTTTGGTTACAACTTTATTCGTTTTTTCAAAAGAGAGATCTGAAGCTAGAGAAGAAATAAAGGCAGAGTTTAAGAAAAGAAATATAAAGGTAGAACAAACAAAAGTTCCAAAATCTACATTTGAAGGACTTAGAGTATCTGAAAGTGCTAGATCATATTTGAATATTGTATTCAAACCTAAGAAGGGTGGTGGATCTGGTGCTGGTGCAGCACTGACTAAAATGGCAGAGTCTGCTCAGGCAGTTTACGCTGCAGTGGCATTCGGTCTTGGTAGAGAAATTACACATTCTGATATTACTCCTGCCAATGTTGAAAAATTTAAATCAAAGTTTGATGTTGATGAAGATACTGATAAGATACTGAATGAATTGACCGATGATTGGATATCATCTTCTTTATTGGGTGCCAATGAACTGTGGAATAAATTTAAAAAAATAAAACAAGGAATAGTTTTTCACAGAGGATCAAAGACTGTTGATCATATTGAAAATCAATTTAAAAGAATTAAAAAGAAGGAAGGGATCAGATTAGATATCAATAAGTGGTCACCTGCAGATATATATGTTACTACACCTGGATATGATTCTAAATGTTTGGAGGATGAACAATCTATTAAAGGACTAAATCAATGTATGAATGAAAGAATAAATCCCCAGAAACCTGTAATGTTCGGAGTTTCTTTAAAAAAAATGTCTAAGAGTGCCAGTTTAAAACTATTAAATTTTGATAAAAAGGATACTTTAGAGAAAGAATATTCTGGATTTGACATGAATTATGATAGTATTGATATATACCTGAAATATAATGATGGAACTAAAATACAATTTAGATCTTTTGGTGGAAGTAAATCATTGACTGGATGGCAGGGAGAAGTAAAAGGAACCAAGGCAAATCAAGGAAAAATATCTTTAGGCCCTGTAAATTTACTTTTGAAAATGCATGGTGAATCTCCAATCTCAACTGATTATGCTAATCAGATAAAGAATGCTACAAAAAAACTTAAGATAATTGAAGACATAAAGGTGGGACTACAGAAATATTCAAAGGGATATACTGAATCAAAATTTAATGATCTTCAAATTAAAAAGCAAAAACAAGGCACTTTCGATGCGTGGTTATATTCAAAAATTCATTGTATTGCACTTAGAGAAAAAATAGAGTCAATACCAAAAAATAAAGTAAATCAAGTCTGTGAGGATTTCTATTTGTATGCCAACTCCAGATCTTCTTTATCTTCACCTTATTATAAGTTAGAATAATGAACCCACAAGTTAAAGAATTATTACAATCCTTCGAAACGGACTCAAAGGCGCCCAAAAGGAAGTATAATGACTTTCTAGCATATGTCTATGTGACCTTTGATAAAAAAATCTCATCAAGCAAGGCAGATAAGATTATAGATAAATATATAAAAATGAGGAATAGTGTCCTCAGTTACATTGTTACAAACGAAAAATCTATAATTAAACAACTGAACAAGTAATGAAGAGTTTCTTCCAATTTTTATTTGAGACTGCATCACAACAGGCCGCAAGATTGGGTCTGAAAGG